GAACAGGGTCGGCGCTGGGCCGAGTCCAAGGTCAAGAACCTCACCGGCGGCGACAAGATCTCCGCGCGCTTCATGCGGCAGGACTTCTTCGAGTTTTTCCCGCAGTTCAAGCTCGTGGTGGCTGGCAACCACAAGCCAGCCATTCGCAACATCGACGAAGCGATGAAGCGGCGCCTGCACCTGATCCCGTTCACGATCACGGTGCCGCCCGAGCGTCGCGACAAGCATCTGCAGCAGAAGCTGCTGGCCGAGCGCGACGGCATCCTCGCCTGGGCCGTGCAGGGCTGCCTCGACTGGCAGCGCCTCGGCCGGCTCGAACCGCCACAGCAGGTCCTCGAGGCCACCGAGGAGTACTTCGAAGCCGAAGACGCGTTGGGCCGTTGGCTCGACGAGCGCTGCGTGCGCGAGAGCAACGCCAAGTCGCTGGCCGCAGAGCTGTTCAACGACTGGAAACAGTGGGCCGACGCCACGGGCGAGTTCATCGGCTCGCAGAAGCGATTTTCCGATCTGCTGATCGCACGCGGCGTCGAGAAGTGGCGCAACACGGTGGGCCTGCGTGGCTTCCGCGGCATCGGCCTCAAGAGCCCGCCCACGCCCGCTTACACCCCTTATGCCGACAACTGACCGCCATGCCGACAGACACGACTGACGGATGTGACGGACTACGTCGTAACTCCTACGCGCGCGAGACGTGCGCGCACCTCATGGAGGGTTTCGATGTGATCCGTCCAATCCGTCAGTCCGCACCGAATCAAGGACTGCACCCATGACCACGACGATCCTCGCCCTCGACCTGGGCACCACCACCGGCTGGGCGCTGCGCGGCAGCGACGGCGCCATCACCAGCGGCAGCGAGAGCTTCCGACCGCAGCGCTTCGAAGGCGGCGGCATGCGCTTCCTGCGCTTCAAGCGCTGGCTCGCAGAGCTCAAGGACATGACCGGCGGCATCGATGCGCTGCACTTCGAGGAAGTGCGACGGCACGTCTCGACCGACGCAGCGCACGCCTACGGCGGATTCCTCGCCACGCTCACCGCGTGGTGCGAGCACCACCAGATTCCCTACCAGGGCGTGCCGGTCGGCACGATCAAGAAGCACGCGACCGGCAAGGGCAATGCCAGCAAGGACCTCATGATCGCGGCGATGACCGCACTCGGCCACGCACCGGCTGACGACAACGAAGCCGACGCCCTGGCCCTGCTGCACTGGGCCACCGCCAGCGAGGAGGCGTGAGATGAAGATCCCGACGCCCACTTATCGCTGCCCCTTGGCGCGCATCCAGCCCGAGACCACGGACCTCGAGGCGATGAAGCAACGCGGCTGGCGCGACCAGCACATCCTCGTCGTCCACCTGACCGACGACCGGCTCGACTACTTCGAGCGGGAGTTCGTGAAGGCCATCGGCGAGCGGCTCTACGGAGGCGCGCGCCGTGGCTGACCGGACCTGGACGATTGATGCGGTGGCCGCACGCTTCGAAGAAGCAGCCAGTACCAGCCGCCGCCTGCCGCCCGTGCGTGTGCAGGGGTACTTCAACACCTGGCCGGTGATCGCCCGCAGTGCGTGGGAAGCCTTCTCGGCCGACGAGAAGGTCTATCGCCCGTTCCCACCGTCACCTGCGGCCATCGACCGCATGCTGGAGACGATGCACTGGGTGCAATGGCTCGACGAGGAGCAGCGCCATCTGGTGTGGATGCGCGCCAAGCGCTACGGCTGGCGCGACATCACCATCCGCTTCGCCTGCGACCGCAGTACCGCGTGGCGGCGTTGGCAGGCAGCACTCGCACACGTTGCCGCCAAGCTCAACGGTGCGTGCATCGCGTAGGGTTTTGGCGTGTTTTGGCGGAACGCTCACCGCGAATGCGGTGGCGATGGGAAATGCGCGGCGATGAGGCCGCGCAACATTTTCGGCGATCCGTCGTAGGATTTCCTCCATGCTCGGGAGCAGTGGCGATGAAGCCACAGTGGCTTCGCCGCGAGGCTCGCGGGGCAAAAGGGGTCCTTCCTGCCGGAAGTGCCATGCGGGGGGCGCGAGCGCGATGCTTCCCTAGCGTCAGGGTGCGAACCGAGGTTCGCAGGGTTCGCAGGTTCGCACCCGGTTCGCACTACCCCACCGATTCCACTCCACCCGCCACGGCTTTCGTCGGCGGGTCTTTCATTTTCAGGGCCCGCATCCGCGTGAATCCGCTCCACGTCGAGTACCGCCAGGTCGAGACGCTGATCCCCTACGCCCGCAATCCGCGCACGCATAACGATGCGCAGATCGCCAAGATCGCCGCGAGCATCGCCGAGTTCGGCTGGACCACGCCGATCCTGGTCGATGCCGACCACGGCATCATCGCCGGTCACGGGCGTCTGGCCGCCGCGCGCAAGCTGGGGCTGGCCGACGTCCCGGTGATCGAGCTGACCCATCTGTCGCCGGCGCAGAAGCGCGCCTACGTGATCGCCGATAACCGCCTGGCGCTCGATGCTGGCTGGGACGAGGAAATGCTGGCGCTGGAACTCGCTGACCTCACCGAGGCCGGGTTCGACCTCGCCCTGACCGGTTTCGAAGACGCTGAGCTGCAGTCGCTGCTCACCGACGTCGAGGACGCGGATCCCGAGGAAACCGAGGAAGCGCCGCAAGAGGACGACGCGGCCGACCAGGTGCCCGACGCACCGACGGTTGCGGTATCGCGCCTGGGCGACGTCTGGCTGCTCGGCGCGCATCGCCTCACTTGCGGCGACGCCAGCGACCGCGACGTAATCGCCGCGCTCATGCAGGATGACCGGGCACAGTTGTGTTTCACCTCGCCGCCTTACGGCAACCAGCGCGACTACACCACCGGTGGCATCGCCGATTGGGATGCACTGATGCGCGGCGTGTTCGCGCCGCTGCCGATGGCCGACGATGGCCAGGTCCTGGTCAACCTCGGCCTCATCCATCGCGACAACGAGTTCATCCCCTATTGGGATGCCTGGCTCGGCTGGATGCGCACCCAGGGTTGGCGGCGCTTCGCTTGGTACGTCTGGGACCAGGGCCCGGGCATGCCGGGCGACTGGGCCGGCCGGCTCGCGCCGAGCTTCGAGTTCATCTTCCATTTCAACCGCGACACGCGCAAGCCGAACAAGATCGTGCCCTGCAAGTTCGCCGGGCAAGAAACGCACCTGCGCGCGGACGGCTCGTCCACTGCACTGCGCGGCAAGGATGGCGACGTTGGGGGTTGGACCCATGCCGGCCAGCCCACACAGGACCACCGCATCCCCGACTCGGTCATCCGGGTCATGCGCCACAAGGGCAAGATCGGGGAAGGCATCGACCACCCAGCGGTGTTTCCCGTGGCGCTGCCGCAGTTCGTCATCGAGGCCTACTCGGCTGAGGGCGAGATCGTGTTCGAGCCGTTCTGCGGCTCAGGCACGACGATCCTGGCGGCGCAGCGCACGAACCGAGTCGCGCGCGCGGTCGAGATCGCGCCGCAGTACGTCGATGTGGCGATCCGGCGCTTTCGCCAGTCCTTTCCAGACGTGCCGGTGCGCCTGCACGCGACCGGAGAGAGTTTCGATGCCGTGGCCGCGGCGCGCGCCGGAGCCAGCGCATGACGCGCTCCTGGCTCGCCGAAAAGATCGAGCCGTGGCCGACCGCCAAGCTCATCCCCTACGCCCGCAATGCCCGCCAGCACTCGGACGCACAGGTGGCGCAGATCGCCGCCAGCATCGCGGAGTTCGGTTTCACCAACCCGATCCTTGCGGGCAGCGACGGCGTGATCGTCGCCGGGCACGGACGCCTGGCCGCGGCCCAGAAACTTGGGCTCATCACGGTGCCGGTCGTGGTGCTGGACCATCTGACGCCGACGCAGCGCCGCGCGCTGGTGCTGGCCGACAACCGCATCGCCGAGAACGCGACCTGGGATGAGGATCTCCTGCGGGTCGAACTCGCTGATCTGCAGGACGCTGGCTTCGACCTCGACATCACCGGCTTCGACGCCGACGCGCTCGCAGAACTGATGGCTGGCGACGAGCCAGAGGTGTCCGGGCAGACCGATGAGGATGCCGTCCCGGAGGTGTCCGATGCGCCGGTGTCCCGCGCCGGCGACATTTGGCACATGGGCCCGCATCGCCTGCTGTGCGGCGACGCGACCCTGGCGGCGAGCTACGACGCGCTGCTCGGCGACGAGCGCGTGGCCATGGTCTTCACCGATCCGCCGTACAACGTGAACTACGCCAACAGCGCCAAGGACAAGCTGCGTGGCAAGGACCGCGCGATCCTCAACGACAACTTGGGTGACGGGTTCTACGACTTCCTGCTGGCTGCGCTGACGCCGATGCTCGCGCGCTGCGATGGCGCGATCTACGTCGCGATGTCGTCGAGCGAGCTGGATGCGCTGCAGGCCGCCTTCCGTGCCGCTGGCGGCCACTGGTCGACGTTCATCATCTGGGCCAAGCACACCTTCACGCTCGGCCGTGCCGACTACCAGCGCCAGTACGAGCCCATCCTCTACGGCTGGCCCGAGGGCGCCGAGCGCCACTGGTGCGGGGACCGCGACCAGAGCGACGTCTGGCAGATCAAGAAGCCGCAGAAGAACGATCTGCACCCGACCATGAAGCCGGTCGAACTGGTCGAGCGCGCGCTGCGCAACAGTTCGCGGCCGCGCGCTGTGGTGCTCGATCCATTTGGCGGCTCCGGCACCACGCTGATTGCCGCCGAGAAGTCCGGGCGCGTCGCGCGCCTGATGGAATTGGACCCGAAGTACGCCGATGTGATCGTGCGCCGCTGGGAGGCGTTCACGGGGAGGACCGCGACGCGTGTTGAGGCAGGCGCGGAGGCGGCGTCGGTCTGACGCCACCTCGTCGCACGCGCGATCTGGCTATGACTCCGCGCCAGTCAGCTCGCTGCGCACTCGCTGGGCAATGCGTTCGACCTGTAAATCCCCGCGGGCGATGGCCTGCAGCGTATCGACATCGAGGCGACCGATCACTTCCTGGGCGCGTCGCTCGAGCTCAGCGCGCGCGATTTCGCGCCAGCGATCGTAGGCAATCAGGACGTCGAGTTTGCCTGGCTCGCGGTTGCCGTAGCCGGTCAGGTAGGCGTGCAGGCCGTCGGCGAGTTCATCGGTGGTGCGTGCTTGCATCGTTGTGCTCCGTGGTGGGTGTGCGCACATGAACGCGCTGTTCCTACCCGAAGCCAAGCTTTTATTGGGAGGCGCGACTGCGCTCCCTCAAGCGGCGAGATCTTCGTCCAGGATCGCGCAATGGACCACAAAGCCAGTCAGGTAAGGCAACCCGCGCGGGATGCCGTAGTCCTTGCTGGTCTGGCGGCCAATCGTCCATCCCATCCACCTGCGCGTGGCCGCCTCAATGGCGCCCGCCAGGGTCGTGCCTTCCTCAACGGCGTTGAGGACGTCGTCCGCGAAGTGGCGGCCGAATCGGCTGTCGAGGAAAACCCGGACCGTTTCGAGGGACTCGCCGGTGGCGTTGGCGACTTCGGTCATTGCCAGCGGCCAGGCGGCCTCGGCGTGCTCGTTCATGGTGCCGTGGAAGCCCCATCCTTGGTTGCGGGTGGCGGGGATCATGTCGGTGGTCTGGCTCATGGAGGACTCCGTGGTGTGGGTGGCGACGCGTCCATGAACGCGCTGTTCCACCCCAAAGCCAAGCGTTCTTGCGAACGATCTTCGATCTTTCTCGCGCCGAGTCAATCGGCGCGGATTCCCACGTAGCGTCCGTAGCTCGATCCGGACGGATCAACGTAGAGCGTGGTGCGATTGGGCGCGGTGACTTCGACGACGCTGCGCCCGCCGCCCTCCAGAAATCCGCCGCGCCCCGCGAGCCAATCGCGGTCGGCCAGCAATGCGCCGGTGAACGCGTCGTACTCGGCCTCGGTCATGGCCTGGCGCGACTCGATGTCGACGTAGTTCGCAAGGTCGCCGTAACGCAGGCTGGCCAGGACGTCGGCCAGATCGCTGGGCTTGCGGGCGAAGCGGACTTTGATGCTCTCGATCATGGGGATCTCGGTGTTGTTGGGTGTGGATGCATGAACGCGCTGTTCGCGACGGAAGCCAAGCAATTACTGCTTGGCTTTGCCCACCTTCTTCATCCGACCCGCCTGGCGGAGGCCTTCCGCAACGCCCGCCTCAAAGGCGGCCTGCAGGGCGTCGCGCACGCACCAGACGCCCACGTCGTGGAAGTCCAGGCTGTCGCGGTGGCGCGTCTCCAGGGTCTCAATGTGGAGATGCGTCTGGGCGATGCGGGTGAAGAGGTCATTGGTGCTCATGGGAGGTCTCCGGGTCGTGTGGCAACGACCCCATGAACGCGCTGTTCGAACGAGAAGCCAAGCGTTTCCGCCTGGCTTCTCGATCATGTTCAAGCGACCCGGTACACCCGTTCCGCGCCCGTCGCTTTCTCGGAGGTCAGCACCAGGCCTAGCTTCTTCTTGAAGGCCCCGGCGAAGGTCCCGCGGACCGTGTGCGCCTGCCAGCCGGTGCTCTCGCAGATCTGGCTGATCGTCGCGCCCTCGGGCCGACGCAGCATCCGCAGGACTTCCGCCTGCTTGCTGTTCTGGCGGGTGCGTGGCGCGCGGGGCGCATCGTTCGCCGCGAAGCTCGCCTCGGCGCTGGCAACCGCGTCTTCCATCGCAACGTCGTCCACGGCGTCCGTTGTGGCGTCTGGTGTGGCCTGCGCCGCCGCCTCGGCGTTGGCGATGACCTGGTCGAGCTTGGCCTCGAAGGCCGACATGCGCTTCGGGTTGATGCCCGGGCGCGGGTAGTTCAGCGCGTCGTAGCCCTCGGCGGCCACGCGCCAGCCCTCGCCATCGGGCGTGATCAGCGCGCGATTGAAGAGGCCATCGAGTACCTTGGATCGCGCGCCGCCTTTGACGTTGTCGGGGAATTGTTCGATGCGCCCCTCGGTGTGCTTGATGGCGGTATCCAGGATGAAGTGCTGGGTCGAGGTCAGTTGGATCGTGCTCATGGTGTTGCTCCTGGTTTGATGTGGATGTGCGCGTGATGAACGCGCTGTTCGTTGGTGAAGCCAAGCGACATCGGCGGGGCTGGCCGGGCGGGATGACCCACCCGGCGCTGCGCTCAGTCGTCGTCGTTCTTGATCTCGTCGATGGTGTTCTGCAGGCTGACCATCGATCCGCCGAGGTAGCCGTGGTCGTTGCTCACTGCGGTGATGACATGCGCGATCCAGTAGGACTCGGCACGCATCATCGCCCCCTGTAGTCCGTTGCGGCGCAATAGCGCGCGCGCCTGCTCGACCAGGTCCAGGATCTGAGATTGGATCTCGCCGAGTTCGTCGACGATCTCCTGGCGCTTGGCGGCTGTCGTGCTCATGGTGGTGCTCCGTGATGGTGTGGATGTGCTCGTTGCGGGACACATGAACACGCTGTTCCGCACTGAAGCCAAGCGTTGTTCGCCAGCAAATTCAGGCTTCAGAGGCCTTCAGCGCGGCGATGCCGGTCTGCGCCAGTTCCAGGGCCGCAGCGGCGAAGGCCGCCTCGGCCACCCAGGGCGCCGAACGGGCTTCGTCGAGCAGTTGGTCGAGCACCGGGCGCGCCTTGGCGCGCATCGCGGCCAGGCCTCGTCCAGGCGCGCGTGGCTGGCGCCAGCAACTTCCTCGCGGCAGGAGCGCACCAACACCGTCATCGCGGCGTTGGCCAGTGCTTTCGCCAGCGTGTCCATGTTCGAGAGGTTCATCGGCTCGTCCTCGTGATCGGGGACGGCGATGAACGCGCTGTGCGGAGGTGAAGCCAAGCGCTTTTCGTCGTTTGTTCGACTTGATTGAAAAGGGCCGATGGGACTGTCGATTCGCGCCTACGCGCGGCACCGGGGCGTATCGGATGCCGCCGTGCGCAAAGCCATTGCTGCAGGCCGCATCACGCCCAACGCCGACGGCACGCTGGACCCGACGCAGGCCGATGCCCAGTGGTCGCGCAACACCGAGGCCCCGCGCGTGGGCTCGCGCACGCCGGCGCCGCGGGCGCCCGTTCCGGCCGACGTTTCCCCCGCAGGCGATGCGGGTTCCGCGCTCCCGGCGGGCGGCGCGTCCCTGTTGCAAGCGCGCACGGTCAACGAGGTGGTCAAGGCACAGACCAACAAGGTGCGCCTCGCCCGCCTCAAGGGCGAACTGGTCGACCGCAACCAGGCCATCGCGCATGTATTCAAGCTGGCGCGCACCGAGCGCGATGCCTGGTTGAACTGGCCCGCGCGCATTTCGGCGCAGATGGCCGCACGCCTCGGCGTTGATCCGCACACCTTGCACGTCGCCCTGGAGGCGGCTGTGCGCGAACACCTGCAGGAGCTGGGCGAGTTGCGCCCGCGCATCGAATGATCGACACGATCTACGAGGGCGCCGCCGAGCTCGAACGCGCCTGGCGCGAGGGCTTGCTCCCCGACCCGCTACTGACCGTCTCGGAGTGGTCGGATCGGCACCGGATGCTGTCGAGCAAGGCCTCGGCCGAGCCCGGGCGCTGGCGGACCAGCCGCACGCCGTATCTCAAAGCCATCATGGACTGCCTGTCGCCGACCTCGCCGGTCGAGCGCGTGGTGTTTATGAAGGCGGCGCAGCTCGGCGCCACCGAGATGGGCTCGAACTGGATCGGTTACGTGATCCACCACGCGCCCGGTCCGATGATGGCGGTCTGGCCGACCGTTGAGATGGCCAAGCGTAACTCCAAGCAGCGCATCGACCCGCTGATCGAGGAGTCAGGCGTCCTCGCGGAACTGATCGCGCCGGCGCGCTCGCGTGATTCGGGCAACACGATTCTGGCCAAGGAGTTCCGCGGCGGCGTGCTGGTCATGACCGGCGCGAACAGCGCGGTCGGTCTGCGCTCGATGCCGGTGCGCTACCTGTTTCTGGACGAGGTCGATGGCTACCCGCTCGACGTCGAGGGCGAAGGCGATGCGATCTCGCTCGCCGAGGCGCGCACGCGCACCTTTGCGCGCCGCAAGATCTTCATCGTCTCGACGCCGACGATTGCCGGCGCCTCGGCCATCGAGCGCGAGTACGAGGCCAGCGACCAGCGTCGGTACTTCCTGCCGTGCCCACATTGCGCGCACCGGCAATGGTTACGCTTCGAGCAGCTGCGCTGGGACAAGGGCGCGCCGGAGACGGCCGCCTACATCTGCGAGGCCTGCGACACCGCGATTGCCGAGCACCACAAGACCTGGATGCTCGAACACGGCGAGTGGCGCGCGACCGTAGAGGTCGTCGGCAAGACCGCAGGCTTCCACTTGTCCTCGCTCTACAGCCCGGTGGGCTGGCGAGCCTGGCGCGATATCGCCGCAGCCTGGGAGGCCGCGGTCAACAAGGAGTCCGGATCGGCCTCGGCAATCAAGACCTTCAAGAACACCGAGCTCGGCGAGACCTGGGTCGAAGAAGGTGAGGCCCCGGACTGGCAGCGCCTGGTCGAGCGCCGAGAGGACTATCGCGTCGGCACCGTACCGCTCGGTGGCCTGCTGCTGGTCGGCGGCGCGGACGTGCAGAAGGACCGCATCGAAGTCTCGATCTGGGCCTTCGGCCGCGGCAAGGAGTCCTGGCTGGTCGAGCACCGAGTGCTGATGGGCGACACCGCACGCGAGGGCGTGTGGCGGGCGCTCTCAGCCCTGCTTGATGAGCACTGGACCCACGCCTCCGGTGCGCTGATGCCGCTGGTGCGCTTCGCGCTCGACACCGGTTTCGCCACGCAGGAGGCCTATGCCTTCGTGCGTGCCTGCCGCGATGCGCGCGTGATGGCCGTCAAGGGCGCGGCACGCGGCGCAGCCCTGATCGGCACGCCGACTGCGGTCGATGTCTCGCGCGACGGCAAGCGCCTTCGCCGCGGCATCAAGGTGTTCTCCGTGGCGGTCGGGATTGCCAAGCTCGAGCTTTACAACAACCTGCGCAAGAGCGCGACGGTCGGCGACGACGATGTGAGCCTGACGTTCCCGTCTGGCTTCGTGCACCTGCCGCAGATCGATGCGGAGTTCGTGCAGCAGTTGTGCGCCGAGCAGCTGATCACGCGCCGCGACCGCAATGGGTTTCCGGTACGTGAGTGGCAGAAGGTGCGCGAGCGCAACGAAGCGCTCGATTGCTACATCTACGCCCGCGCCGCGGCGGCCGCCGCAGGCCTCGACCGCTTTGAGGAACGCCACTGGCGCGAGCTGGAACGCTCTCTCGGCGTCGAACGCGCGCCCGAACCTGCCCTCGCACTACCGATCCACGACCCGGCCACCCCACGCGGTGGCCAGGCCCACCCGGGCGCGCCCATCCGGCGGCGCGTCGTCAAAAGCCGATGGCTGTCGTAACCGATCCATCCCCATCTCAAGGAGTGCTTCATGAGTCTGGCTTCCCGTATCGAAAGTCTGGTCATCCGCGTCGCGCAGGAGTTCATCGACGTGCGCGCGAAGACCGGCAACCTGGCCCAGTTGGCCACCACCGACAAGTCCAACCTCGTCGCCGCGATCAATGAGCTCAAGGACGCCGTCACCGCCACCAGCAGCATCGACGATGGCCAGGTCTCGACCAGCACGACCTACTCGTCGAGCAAGATCGTCGATCTGCTCGACACCCTGAAGGCGGAGATCCTCGGCGGTGCCGATGCCGCCTACGACACCCTGCTGGAGATCCAGGAACTGCTGACCTCGGGCAGCACCGGCCTCGATGCGCTGCTGGCGGCGGTCAACAACCGCGTCCGCTTCGACGCCGCGCAGGCGCTGACCAGTGAGGAGCAGGCGCAGGTCCGCAGCAACATCGGCGCCATCGCCAGCAGCGATGTCGGCGATCCCGAGACCGACTTCAGCGCGGTCTTCGAGGCGGCGCTGGCCTGACATGGCGCTGGTCGACCGCATCGCTGATCTCGCTATCCGCATCGGTCGGGTGCTGGCGTCGAAGATCGACGCCATGCATCCGGGTGTGGCGCGGGCATGGGTGTGCTTTGGCGTGATCGATGGCGAGGTCGTCATCCGCGCGGCCTACCAGGTTCTGGCGGTCGACCGCCTCGCGGCCGGGCGCTACCGCATCCACTTCGCCATGCGGCTGCCGGATACCCACTACTGCTGGACGGCGCTCGCGCGCAGTTCGGTGGATCGCGGACAGCAACGGTTCGCCGTCGTGCGCGCCGAGGACGATCTCAAGACCGCACGCTTCCTCGACGTCAGCTGCGCGACCGCCGCATCGACCTTCACCGACTCGGCCGAGGTCAACGTCGTGGTGTACCGCTGATGGCCTTCACCTCCGACCACCTCGAGGCGCTGGAGGCTGCGCTGGCCAAGGGCGAGCGCCGCGTCACCTTTGGCGGCAACACGGTCGAGTACCGCTCCGTCGAGGAACTCCTCGCGGCGATCCGTGAAGTCAAGCGGGGCATTGCCGAACAGGCGGCCAGCACCGGCCTCTGGCCCGGCGCGCCGCGTCAGATCCGGGTCACGACCCGCAAGGGCTTCTGAGATGTCCTGGTTCGGGAAACTGCGCAGCTTCTTCGGCAGCCCGGTGCACGAGGCAGCGGGTCGCGGGCGCCGGTCGCTGGCGTGGATGCCAGGCAATCCCGGCGCCGTGGCCGCGATGCTGGCGACCGGCGTCGATCTGCGGATCAAGAGCCGCGACCTGGTCCGCCGCAATGCCTGGGCGCAGGCGGCGCTGGAGGCCTTCGTCGCCAACGCGGTCGGCACCGGCATCAAGCCGCAGAGCCTCTCGCCCGATGAGCGCTTCCGCGCCGACGTGCAATCCCTGTGGCGCGACTGGACGGACGATGCTGACGCTGCCGGCCAGACCGATTTCTATGGCCTGCAGGCGCTCGCCTGCCGCGCCATGCTCGAAGGCGGCGAATGCTTGATCCGGCTGCGTCCACGCCGCCCGGAAGATGGTCTGGCGGTGCCGCTGCAGATCCAGTTGCTCGAACCCGAGCATCTGCCGATGCACCTCAACACCGATCTGGCGAACGGAAACGTCGTGCGCGCCGGCATCGAGTTCGATGGACTCGGCCGGCGCGTCGCCTATCACCTCTACCGCGCGCATCCCGAAGACGGCCGCCTCGCGCCGATGTCCGGCCAAGGCGGTCTCGACACGGTTCGGGTCGATGCACGCGAGATCGCGCACCTGTATCGCGTGCTTCGCCCCGGTCAGATCCGTGGCGAGCCCTGGCTGTCGCGTGCGCTAGTCAAGCTCAACGAGCTCGACCAGTACGACGACGCCGAACTGGTGCGCAAGAAGACCGCGGCGATGTTCGCGGGCTTCGTGACCCGCCAGAACCCCGAGGACTCGCTGATGGGCGAAGGCACGCCGGATGCCGAGGGCATCTCGGTGGCGAGCCTGGAGCCCGGCACGCTGCAGATCCTGGAGCCCGGCGAGGACATCAAGTTCTCCGATCCGGCCGATGTGGGCAGCGCCTACTCGGAGTTCCTGCGCACGCAGTTTCGGGCCGTCGCGGCGGCGATCGGCATCACCTACGAGCAGCTGACCGGTGACCTCACCGGCGTCAACTACTCCTCGATCCGCGCAGGCCTGCTGGAGTTTCGACGCCGCTGCGAGATGGTGCAGCACGCCGTGCTGGTCCATCAGCTGTGCCGTCCCATCTGGGCCGCGTGGATGAAGCAAGCCGTGCTGTCCGGCGCGCTCTTGGCGCCCGGATTCGCACACGGTGGCCCGGCGCGGCGGCGGCACTACCTGCAAGTGAAGTGGATTCCGCAGGGCTGGCAGTGGGTCGATCCCGAGAAGGAATACAAGGCGATGCTGCTCGCGATCCGCTCGGGCCTGATGAGCCGCTCGGAAGCGATCTCGGCGAACGGCTACGACGCCGAGGACATCGACCGCGAGATCGCCGCCGACAACCAGCGCGCCGATGACCTCGGCTTGATTTTCGATTCCGATCCGCGCCGCACCTCCAAGGACGGCGGCAGCACCCAACCGCCGCGACCGGCTTCGTCGCCCGACGACGCCGACGCCTGAATCACCACGCAAGGAAATCCATGACCGTGCTGCCCCACCTGGCGGCGCGCCTCTTCGGCGTGCCCCTGGCCATCCATCGTCCCAAGCTCGACGTCATCGTCTCGGTCCTTGGCGCGCGCATCGGCGTCACCGACCACGACGCGCCGCTGCCCTCAGCGCCGCCAACGCGTGTTCACGGCGCGCATCCGCCGCACATTGCCGTGATCCCGATCCACGGGACGCTGGTGCGGCGCACGGTCGGCCTGGAAGCGAGTTCGGGCCTGACCAGTTACCTTGCACTCGCCGATCAACTGGACGCCGCGCTCGCCAATCCGCAGGTGCGGGCGATCCTGCTCGATGTCGACTCGCCCGGTGGTGAATCCGGTGGTGTCTTCGATCTCGCGGATCGCGTGCGCGCCGCGGCCCGGGTCAAGCCCGTGTGGGCCGTCGCCAATGATCAAGCCTTCTCCGCCGCCTATGCACTCGCCTCGGCGGCCGACCGCGTGTTCGTCGCGCGCACCGGCGGCGTCGGCTCGGTCGGTGTCATCGCCCTGCATGCCGATCACTCGGCCAAGGATGCCAAGGAGGGCGTTCGCTACACCCCGATCTTTGCCGGGGCGCGCAAGAACGACTTGTCGCCCCACGAGCCGATCTCCGACGAGGCGCAAGCCGTCCTGACCCGTGAGGTCGAGCGGGTGTTCGGCCTGTTTGTCGAGACCGTGGCGATGCATCGCGGCCTCACTGCCGACCAGGTACGCGCCTGGGAGGCTGGCCTGTTCTTCGGCGCCGACGCGGTGTCGGCGGGCCTGGCCGACGCCGTCGGCAGCTTCGATGAAGCGCTCGCGCAACTGACCGCTTCGCTGTCCCTCCCGACGCCCGCCATGCGTGCGCCGGGCCTCACTCGTTCCGCACTGCTGGAGTCATCCATGTCCACCGAAACAGAACCCGTTGCCGCCGCCCTGGCGGACAGCGCCCCCCCACCTGCGCCGGCCGTCTCGACCAGTGCTTACGGTCTCGCCGAGTCGCTGGAGATCGCCCAGATCTGCACGCTGGCCGGCCGCCCACAGCTGATCGCCGGCTTCCTCGAAACCCAAACCGCACCGGACGCCGTGCGCCGGCATCTGCTCGCTGTTCTCGCTGAGGACAGCCCCGAAATCAGCAGTCGCATCGCACCTGACGCGCAGGCGCCGCGTCCCTCCGCCAGCAATCCGCTGATCGACGCCGCCCGCAAGCTCGCGGCGACCGCGAACGCCACCACCGGAGGTCACTGACATGGCCGAGATGATCGAATCGATGAATCTCGGTGACCTGCTCAAGTACGAGGCGCCGCACTTCTACTCGCGTGACCGCGTCACGGTCGGTGCTGGCCAGAGCCTGCCGCTCGGCGCGGTCGTGGGCCTGGTGACCGCGAGCGGCCAGTACGCGCGCATCGATCCGTCGGCGACAGATGGCCGCCAGGTCGCCGCTGGCGTCCTGCTGCAGGCCTGCGACGCCACCCTCATCGACCGCGACGACGCCTTGATCGTCGCGCGCCACGCCATCGTCGCCCAGCACGCGCTGCAGTGGCCCGAAGGCATCACCGCTGCCGAAACCCTGACTGCGCTCGCGCAGTTGAAGGCGCTCGGCGTGCTCGTTCGCCACGGAGCCTGAGCCATGAACAATCCCTTCGCCAATCCCGCGTTCTCGATGGCCTCGCTGACCGCGGCCATCAACCTGCTGCCCAACCGCTACGGCCGCCTCGAGCAGCTGAACCTGATGCCGGCCAAGCCGGTGCGTCAGCGCCAGATCCTGGTCGAAGAACGCAACGGCGTGCTGAACCTGCTGCCAACCCAGCCGCCCGGTTCGCCGGGCACGGTTGGCATCCGCGGCAAGCGCACGCTGCGCTCCTTCGTCGTGCCGCACATCCCGCACGATGACGTGGTGCTTCCGGACGAAGTCCAGGGATTGCGCGCGTTCGGCTCGGAGACCGAAGCCGAGACCCTGGCTGGCGTCATCGCGCGACACCTCGACACCATGCGCAACAAGCATGCGATCACGCTGGAGCACCTGCGCATGGGCGCGCTCAAGGGCGTGATTCTCGATGCCGATGGCTCGGTGCTCTACGACCTGTTCGCCGAGTTCAAGATCACCCCCAAGACCATCGCCTTCGACCTCGGCAACGCCAACACCAAGGTCAAGCCCAAGTGCATTGCCACCCTGGCCGCCATCGAGGAAGGGCTCAAGGGCGAATACATGAACGGCGTTCACTGCCTGTGCTCGCCGGAGTTCTTCACCGCACTGACCAGCCACGGGAATGTCGAGAAGGCCTTCGAGAACTGGCAGAACGGCGCGATCCTGATCAACGATGTTCGCCGCGGCTTTACCTTCGGCGGCATCACCTTCGAGGAGTACCGCGGCCAGGCCAACGATCCCGAGACTGGCGACGCGCGTCGCTTTATCGCGGCCGGCGAAGCGCATGCGTTCCCGCTTGGCACCCTCGATACCTTCGGCACCTACTTCGCGCCGGCGGACTTCAACGAGACCGTCAACACGCTCGGCCAGCCGCTGTACGCCAAGCAGGAGCCGCGCAAGTTCGACCGCGGTACCGATCTGCACACGCAATCGAACCCGCTGCCGATGTGTCACCGCCCGGGCGTGCTGGTGAAGTTGACGCTCTGATGGGCTTCGTCGAACAGATCTTCGCTGCCGCCGCGCGCGCGGGCCTGCTCAAGACCGCCGTCTGGCAACCCGCTGACGGCAGCGCCCCGCAGACTCGTCCGGTGGGCTTCTCGGCGCCGGACACGACGATGCTCGACGGCCTCGCGCTCGGCACCGACTTCGAGATGACGTTTCCGGCCTCGGCGTTCGTCGGCATCGCTGTGCGCGATGGTGTCGTGATCGACGGCATCGCCTTCCAGATTCGCGATCTGCGGTCGGTCGGCGATGGCTCCGAGCGCCGCGCGCGTCTCTCGCGGATCTGATTCATGGCGGCGAACTCTGTGCGCGAGCGAATCCTGCTCGCGGTGCTCGATGCCGTGCGTGGCCCGGCGCAGGCGCTCGGTGCCAGCGTGCATCGCTCGCCTGCGGTGGCGATCACCCGCGATGAGTCTCCAGCGCTCGTCGTCTTCCCCGAGGCCGATGCCATCACCGAGCGCGCCAATGACCGCGTCACCCGGCAGCTGACGATCCGCCTGGTGGCGCTCGCTCGCGCGGTGCCACCGGCCATCCCCGAGTCCGAGGCCGATCGCCTGCTCACCGTCGCCCATGCCGCACTGATGCGCGACGGCACGCTCGGCGATCTGGCGCTCGGTATCCGCGAACAGGACGGCGAGTTCGAGATCGAGGAGGCCGACACGCTCGTGGTCGCGCTGCCGGCGCGCTACGCCATCACCTACCGAACCCTGGCCCAGGACCTGGCCATCCAAGGATGACCCCATGACCCCACTCGTTCTGCTGCGCCCACATACCCATGCGGGCAAGGCGCATTCCCCTGGCGACCGCCTCACGGTGTCGCCCGCCACGACTGACTGGCTGATCGCCCAAGGCATCGCGCAACGCGACGCTGCCGCAGCGCGATCCCCGCTGGAGAAGGACTACGAGGAAGTCGGCGCCGATGCCGCCGCGGCGACCGCCCCGACCAAGACCACCCACCGCATCAAGGAACCCAAAGCATGAGTACCTACGCCAGTTTTCAGGGGCGCGTTTACCTCGGCAAGCGTGACCTCGCCGGCAATCCGCTCGAGGTGCGTTCGCCCGGCAACGTCGCCGAGCTCAAGCTCTCGCTCAAGACCGATGTGCTCGAACACTTCGAGAGCCAGACCGGCCAGCGCTCGCTCGACCACCGCATGGTCAAGCAGAAATCGGCCACCGTGAATCTCACCATCGAGGAGTTCACCAAAGAGAACCTGGCGCTCGCGCTGTACGGCAACCACGTCACCGGCGCTGGTGGCTCGGTCACCGATGAACCGGTCGGCGGCCTGATGCCCATCGTCGGCGACCGCTACTTCCTCGCCCACCCCAAGGTGGCCGCGCTGGTCCTGACCGATTCGGCCGCGAGCCCCGCAACCCTGACGGCCGGCACGCACTACACGGCCGATACCGACTTCGGTGCCCTCCAGTTTCTGGACATCACCGGGTTCACGCCGCCGTTCAAGGCCAGCTACACCTTCGGGACCGCGACCGAGATCGGCATCTTCACGCAGGCGCTGCCCGAGCGCTTCTTGCGCTTGGAAGGCATCAACACGGCGCAAAGCAACGCCAAGGTCCTGGCCGAGCTCTACCGCGTCGCCTTCGATCCGCTGAAGGAGATCTCGTTCATCTCGGACGAGTACAACAAGTTCGAGCTGGAAGGCTCGCTGCTCGCCGATACGACCAAGCCCTTCGACGCGCTGCTGGGCCAGTTCGGCCGGATCGTGCAGCTGTGAGCACGACGATGAGCGAACTGGAGAAACTCATCCCCCAAGGCGTGTCCCTGACCGTTGCGGGCGAGACCCTGACCGTCAAGCCGCTCAAGGTCGGACAGCTGCCCGGCTTTTTGCGCGCGATCACCCCGGTGATGCAGCAGATCACCGGGGTGGGCATCGATTGGTGGGCGGTGATCGGCGAGCGCGGTGGCGATCTGCTGTCGGCCATCGCGATTGCGGTCGGCAAGCCGCGTGACTGGGTCGATGACCTCGACGCCGACGAGGCGGTGCTGCTCGCGTCCACGGTCATCGAGGTCAACGCGGATTTTTTTACCCGCCAGGTGATGCCGCGCCTCACCGCGCTGTTCGCCCAGGTGGGCGACGCGACGACACCAGCTGGTTCGACGCCGCCCAGTCCCTGATCGGCCACGGCCACCGCCTCAGCGACATCCACGACTACACCCTGGCGCAGGTGCGCGGCTTCCTGGCGGCGGTCAGCCGGTTCGAGGCCGCGCATGACGCTCGGCTGCTGTCGCTGATCGCACTCGGTACCCGCGGCGATGGCCGCCACCTGGACCAGACCCTCGACCGACTGACCACGCATGCGCATCTCGATCCGCCTCGATAGTGCCGCGGCGAAAGCGCAGTTGCGCCGCTGGGGCGGCGAGTTCCGCGCCAAGGCGCACAAGGCGGTCGCACGAGGGATCGCCTCGCAAGCCGGCGAGGTGAAACAAGCCGTGCGTGCCCATGTCGCCAGCAGCCTGACCGTGGTGAAGAAGTCCTTCGTCAAAGGCTTCACCGCCAAGGTGCTCGACCGCGACAAGAACCGACTGCCGGCGCTGTACGTGGGCTCGGGCATCAGTTGGGCCGGCGTGCACGAGTACGGCACCCGCATCAACGGCCGAATGCTGATCCCACTGCACGGTCGGGTTGGGCGCAAGAAGTTCAAAGCTCAGATCGCCGCCCTCATGCGGGGTGGCAATGCCTACTTCATCAAGAACAAGCGAGGAAACATCGTGCTGATGGCCGAGAACATCAAGGACCACGACCGCACGCTCGCCGGCTTCAAGCGCCGCTACCGCAAGGCCGAAGGCATCGGCAAGCTCAAGCGCGGCGACGACATCCCCATCGCCGTCTTGGTGCCGCGCGTGGCGTTGCGCAAGCGGCTGAACATCGAGCGCCTGGTCGCCGGCCACATCCCGCGGCTGTCGGCAGCGATCCAGCAGCAGATCGAGACGCTGGACTAAGCCGTGGCCAAACGCATCTCGGTCCTCGTCGCGCTCGATGGCGCGGATGAGGGTCTCAAGCGCGCGATCACCTCGGCTGAGCGCAGCTTGGGTGAACTGGCATCCAGCGCCAAGACGGCCGGCGACAAGGCCGCGGCCGGCATGGCCGAGGTCAAGGCCGGCATGTCCGCCTTCGGCGATCAGATCGCCCGTGCCAAGACCCAACTGCTCGCCTTCTTGACGATCAACTGGGCGGCCGGCCAAGTCCAGGAGCTGATCCGGGTCGCCGATGCCTGGAACATGATGTCGGCGCGCCTGTCGTTGGCGACCGCCGGACAGCGCGAGTACGTGACCGCACAGCGCGAACTCTTCGCTGTCGCGCAGCGCATCGGCGTGCCGATCCAGGAAACGGCGACGCTCTACGGCAAGCTGCAGCAGGCTGTGCGCCAGTTGGGTGGCGAGCAGCAGCAGGCCATCGAACTCACCGAAAGCATCTCCCAGGCGCTGCGGATCTCGGGCGCCTCGGCGGCCGAATCGCAGTCCTCCCTGCTGCAGTTCGGGCAGGCGCTCTCGGCTGGCGTGCTGCGCGGCGAGGAGTTCAACTCGGTCGTCGAGAACAGTCCGCGGCTGGCCAAGGCGCTCGCCGATGGTCTTGATGTGCCGATCGGTCGCCTGCGTAAGCTCGCCGAGGAAGGTCGGTTGACCGCCGATGTCGTCATCGATGCGCTGATGAGCCAGAAGGACGTGCTCGCAGCCGAGTACACCCAGCTGCCGCAGACGGTCAGTGCGGCATTCACGCGCCTCACCAATGCCTTCGGCCAGTGGATCAGTCGCGTCGACGAGTCCACCGGATTCACCAAGAAGCTCGCCGAAGCGCTGACCTGGCTCGCGGACAACCTCGATACCGTGATGCGCTGGTTGACCCGCGTGGCCGAGATCGGCCTCGGCGTCTTGATCTACCGAATGATCCCGGCGCTCATCATCGCCTGGCAGACCGCAGGTGCCGCCGCCGTCACCGCGGCGACCACGACCAGCGCAGCGTGGGCGGCGGCGAACCTGTCGCTGACCAATGCCATCGCGACGGTCGGCAAGCTGCGGGCGGCATTCGCGGTGCTGGCCGCCGCAATCATCGGCTGGGAGATCGGCACCTGGCTGCGCGAGAAGTTCGCCGTCGTCCGTGTGGCGGGTGTGGCCATGGTCGAGGTGCTCATGAAGAGCATCGAGTACCTGCAGTACCAATGGGAGTCGTTCGCCGCGATCTTCACCGGCGACACGATGGCCGATGCCACCGCACGTCACCAAGCGCGCCTCGCGGAAATGAACCAGATCTTCCGCGACATGTACGCCGACGCCCAGCAAGGCAGCGAAGCCGCCAAGGGCGCGATGAACACCGCGGCAAGCGCGGCCGAAGAGATCGCCAAGCGACTGGAGGCTGTGCGCCAGGGCACGCAGGAGGCGGTTGGGCGCGGCATCGAAGCGGTCCACGGCGCGGTCGAGAAGCTGAAGACCCGCCTCGGTGAAGTCGAACAGGCCGCAGGTGCAGCCTCCGGCACGGTCAACGACGCCACCGCGAAGATGGCCGAGGCCTACAAGGGCTTCACCGCGCTGGTCGAAGCGAACCTGCAACAGCAGGTCGCCGCGGTGAAAGAACGCTTTGCGCAGGAACAGGCGGAGCTGCAGACCACCCGCACCACGGAGCGGGAACGCATCATCGAATCGACGAAAATCCTGTCCGACGCCCTGACCCAGCAGGCAACCCTGCGCCAGCAAGCCGCGACCCAGCTCCTGCAACTGATCGATGCCGAATCCACCGCCCGCCGAGAGGCGGCGGCGCGCCAGGGTCAAACCGAGGACGAGCGCCTGGCCAATGTCCAGCGCGTCGAGAACGACATCCTCGCGACCAAGCGCCAGACCCTCGCTCAGGCGCTCGGCGAGTACCGGCAGCACATCGATGCGCTGAACGCAGAGGTCAATCGACACCTCGCCGAGGTCCAGCGCATCGAGGAGGCCAAGCGTCAGCTGACGATGACGACGGAGGAACGCATCCGCGAGATCCGTCGTCAGGGCATGAGCGAGTACGAGGCTACCGAGGACCGCAAGCGCCAGATCGCCGAACTGCAACAGAAGGCACGGGAAGCTCTGGCCCAAGGCGAGTTCGAGCAGGCGCGGCAGTTGGCGCAGAAGGCGATGGACCTGGCGGTCCAGGTCGCCAACACGCAGTCTGCCGAGGCCAAGCGTGGCGAGCAGGCGCGCCAGCAGGCCGAGCAAACGGCGACGCAGATCGCGCAGTTGCAGGCTCAGGCCCGCGAGGCAAGCGCCCGCAAGGAGTTCGACACCGCCAACAGCCTGATGCAGCAGGCCAATGACCTGCGGGCGCAGATGGCCGCCAAGGCGCGTGAGGCTGATCAGCAGATCGCCCAAGGCAAGGACGGCGTGCGCCAGTCCATCGACCGCATTCGCGAGGCCGAGGAGATCCTCAATCGAGCACTGGACGCCGAAGCGCAGGCGCATCGCAGCGCCGCCGATGCCGCGCGTTCGGCGCGCAGCGAAATCCAACGCACCCTGGCCGATACCGAATCGCAGATTGATTCGCTCACCGCCAAGCTCCGCGACGGCCTCACCGTCACCGTTCGAGCCGACACCGAGCGTCTCGATGAAGCCCTGGAGCGACTGGATGCGGCGCTGGAGGAAAAGCAGTACCTGATAAAGATTCAGGCGGATCTGCAGGAAGCCGAGCAGACCCTGCGCGACTACGAGCAGCGGCTCAAGGAAGGCCAGACGCTGCCGGTGAACGCTGATTTCAGCAAGGCGCAGGAAGCGCTCGACCGGCTCAAGGTCTACGCCAACGAATCTGCACAGTTCGAGCTCAAGGTGTCGACGGACAAGGCCCAGGCCGCCGTTACCAACGTCGAGCGCCAGATCGGCGCGCTGGCGCAGCTGCAGACCGAATCGCGCCATCTGGTCCAGCACAACGCCGATGCCGCCCGGGCCGAGGTCATGAGCCTGGCCGGCATGCACACCACCAGCACGCACACGATCTACGTCACCAAGGTCGAAACCAACGCCACCGGCGGCCTGGTGGGTCGTGGGCTTCCGCGCTTCGCCAGCGGTGGCCAGGTTCGGCCCTTGTTCCCGCGTATGGCCGGCGGCAAGGTGCCGGGCTCCGGCGACCAGGACACGGTGCCGCGCACGCTCGATGCCGGCGCGTTCGTGATCCGCAAGGCGGCCGTGCGCAAGTACGGCATTGCGGCTCTGGCGCGTCTGACGAAGGTCGCGCGGTTTGCCAGTGGTGGCCCGGCCGGGATCTCGCCGGAGCCGCCGCCCTCGGCGCCGAATCGCGCACCGAATCGCGAACCGCCCGAGCGCCCCAAGCGGAATCGTTCGGTCGTCGAAGCCCTGAAGCTCGTCGATTTGGGCTATCAGGGCATGATGAGCTACGCCTCGGCCTTGGCCCGGTCAGGCGGCGCGGCGATCAGTCCTTTGTTCCGGTTCAACACCGAACGCCACTACGGCAAGCAGGCCAGCGTCGACAAGCGCTACCTGGAGCCGCTGCTCGGCACCAAGACGCTGACCGGCCTCGAAGGCGGCATGGTCGAGGGCATCAAGCGCCGCTGGCGCTCGGCGATGGCGCAGGCGCTGCTCGTCGGCAAGGACCTCGAGCGGGACCTGATCACCTACATGGAGAGCCTGGAGGGCCAGTTCTTCGCGCGCGGTGGCATCGCCTCCTCGGATACCGTACCGGCGCTGCTGACGCCGGGCGAGTACGTGGTGAATCGATCCACGGTGGCGAAGTATGGCGCGGGCTTCTTCGAGGCCATCAACCGAATGTCTGCGCCGACCCAGGCGCTCGCGGCACGCACCCTGCGCGGCGTACAGGGCTATGCGAGTGGCGGACTGGTAAAGCCGGTGGGCGCTCCTGTGACGCGCCCCGCCATGCTCGGCGAGGGCCGGCCCACGCGCACCGTGCGCGTGGAACTGGCAGCCGGAGCGCACAAAGTGGCCGCCAGCATCGATGAACACGACGAAGCTCGACTGCTCCACCTGCTGAACGCTGCGCGCACCCGGACGCGCTGATCCGATCCTCATGCAACTCGAACACCTCGCCAGCGGCGATGTCCTGGCGCTTCCCGATGATTTGCTCTGGGTCGACGAGCACGCGTGGACACCCGCTGTGGCGTCGACGAGCTACCTGATCACCGGCGCGTTGCTGGTGCAGTCCGCTACGCGGCAAGCCGGCAGGCCAATCACGCTGGAAGGCGCCTTCGATATGGCGTGGGTCACGCGCGCGACGGTGGCGACGCTGCATGCCTGGGCGGCGGTACCGCTGACCGCGGACGTCGGGCGCTTCGAGCTACGCCTGCACGATGGCCGCAGTTTCGAGGTCGCCTTCCGCCATGACGAAGTCTGCGTCGAAGCCGAGCCCGTGCTCGGCTTTCCGGCGCGATCCGATGCCGACCGCTACCGACTGACGCTGCGCTTGCTGCAGCTCTGACACCCACAGGACCCACATGCCCATTCTCGTCGGCGACGTGAAGCTCGTCGCCAGCCAGGTCATGGACGACGTCGCCGAAGGCGGCGGCGCGCCCACCTCGACCGTCATCGTCGATGGCACCAGCAACTCGCTGTTCAACGACATCTCGGAGATGGACCGCGCCGGCGGCCGCGTCAACCTGCGCAAGGTGTTCGCCAGCGTGCAGACCGACACCACCGACACCTACCTCGGCGGCAACGTCATCGTCGCCGAGGCGCCGAGCGATCCGCGTGTCGCGGTCACGATCTTCTCGACGGAGGAAGTCTTCGACCGGCGCACCAATGCGCGCGACCGCATCGAGGCCTACCTCAACAAGGGTTCGCTCTGGAACGGCTATCTGCTGGAAAACCACATCACCGGCCAGCGGAGCATCCAGCTGTTCCAGCGCGTCGGCGCCGAACTGCCCGCCATCGGCAAGACGCTCTACCTGGTCGCCCATGAGGGGCTGGCTAACGAGTTCTCGCAGTACATCCGCATCACCCGGGTCGCCTCGGAAACGCGCACCTTCAGCTACGGCTCGGGCAGCGGCATCGTCGACTACGAAGCGGTCGTGGTCACCTGCGATTTGTCGGACGCGCTGCGCTTCGACTTTCCGGGCTCGCCGCCAGATCGCCTGTTCACGATGGCCGCGGGCAAGACCAAGACCCGCGACACCGTCGTCGCCGATGCCGCCAAGTACTGCGGTGTGGTCAAGACCACCCAGCCGATCGCCATCGGCGATGTGGCCGCCAGCGTCAGCAGCATCTTCACCCAGCTGGTGCCCTCGGCTCAGACCGAAACGCCGCTTCTCGACCTGACCGCCGGCGGAACCTCCGAAACCCTGGTCGAGTCGGCCAATGGCACGGTGAGCTACACCACCTCGGTCGGCTTCAACGCCTCCACCATCCTGTCGGTCGGCAATGCGATTCAACCCGGCACGCTGTCAATCAGCGTCAGCGGCGCCACGCTCACCGACAACGGCGGCCAGCTGATGGCCGGCGCCACAGTGATCGGCACGGTGAACTACGCCCGCGGTCAGATCGCGATGGCGACCAGCGCGCCGAACTACGGCGGCACCAAGACCATCACCTTCCGACCCGCCGCCGCACCGATCCGTGTCGCCGACACCGCCGGTGTGCGCGTCGACATCGAGAACCGCGCGTACAACTACGTGCTGACGATCCTGCCAAGCCCGGCGCCCGGCACGCTGCAGGTCAGCTACCGCGCCCAGGGCAAGTGGTACGACCTGCGGGACAACGGCGCCGGCGTGCTCAAGGGCACTAGCCCCGAGTACGGCGTCGGCACTGTGAACTACGGCTCCGGCACAGTCGCGGTCACCGTGGGCGCGCTGCCCGATGTCGGCAGCGAGATCGTCTACGCGTGGGGCGGCAAGGCCAACTACTTCAACCGCTCCGATCAGACCATCGCGCCACCTGCCGTGTCGCTGCAGTTGGCGCAATCCGGCATCACGCCAGAGTCGGTGACGATCACCTGGAACGATGGCGTCGCGCGCACCGCTACCGACGATGGCGCTGGGCGCATCACCGGCGCGGCCACCGGCACCATCCACTACCAGTCGGGCCTGATCCAGTTCACGCCCGCGGCGCTGCCGGCCGGTGGCCAGACCTACAGCGTCGCCTACACCTGGGGCCCGCCGACCGAGGAGGAGTTCCACGCGCCGATGCGCGATGGCAACGGCTACATCGACCTCGAGGTGGAGTTCGATGGCCTGATTCCGGGTACGGTGGAGCTGGAATGGAATCTGCTGATCGAGACCTTCGACTACATCTCGACCACGCCGGCCGAACTGCAACTCGTGCGCCCGGTCGATCCGATCAAGATCGTCCGCGACGACCGCAACGGCAACCTCAAGGACACGCAGGGCTTCCTCTACGGCACGGTGAACTACGCCACCGGCGTCGTGCGCTTCCTGCCCGACACCACCGTGCGCATCCCCGTGGCGCGCTACCTGGTGACCCAGATCGGCATGACGCGCAACGCAGACGGGACGCTGGTGCCGGTCTATCGCAACGTGTTCTCGCACTGGGAGTACGTGACCGCGGGCGCCGCCATGCCCATCGACGAGACCGCATGGGCCAAGGTGCGCTATCGCGCCGCTGGCACCTCGAACTCGGTCACCCAGCCGTTCACGGCCAGTGGTCTGACGCTCGATCTGACGCCGAGCTTTGCCGAGGCCATCGTGCCCGGCAGCGTCGGCTTCACGCTCGGTGGCAAGACCTACTTCGACCGGCTCGGCAGCCTGTACTACGACCTCAATCCCGTCACGGGCGCCGCAACCCTGGCCGGCGCCATCAACTACGCCACCGGCGCGGTGACCTTGAGTGCGTGGGTGCCGGGCCAAGGCACGGCGGTCCAGCTGCGTTCGCTGCTCACCAGCCTCGATGGCACGCCGGTCGATGAGGTCACCTTCCGCATCCCGGCCTCGCCGGTGCGGCCATCGAGCCTGCAACTGCTGGCCACGCGGCTGACCGGCGGCACCATCAATGTCAGCGCCGACAACCATGGAGTCATCGCCGGCGCAGGCATCACGGGCGCCATCGACTATGAGACCGGCGTGGTCCGCGCTCGATTCGGGTCGTGGGTCGTGGCGGCCGGCAACGAGGACGAGATCTGGTTCGATCCCGATGGCGTCGTCGTGCTCGACGGCGTACCCAAGGTGTTCAAGCCGGCGCCGGTGTTCGCCGACACCATCAAATACAACGCCGTCGCGTACTCCTACCTGCCGCTCGATGCTGACCTGATCGGGCTCGATCCGGTGCGACTGCCGCAGGACGGTCGGGTGCCGATCTTCCGGATGGGCGACTTCGCAGTGATCGGCCACACCGAAACGGTCGGCCCGCTGACCGCCAGCGCCGGCCAGGTGATCGACTGCCATCGCGTGCGCCTGTCGCGCGTGCGGGTGCTCGATGCCAACGGCGTTGTGGTCACCGCCGGCTACACCGTCGACCTGGAAGCGGGCCGCGTGACGTTCACCGACGTCACCGGCATCGCTCAGCCGGTCACCGTCGAGCACCGCATCGAGGACATGGCCCAGGTGTCGGATGTGCAGATCTCCGGGCGTCTCGCGTTCACCCGCCAGATCACCCACGACTACCCCACCGGCTCCTGCATCTCCTCGGCGCTCGTCTCGGGCGACTTGCGTGCCTACGTGTCGCGCTTGTTCGATCAGGCGACCTGGAACGGCGCGTTCACCGATGCGCTGGTCGGCAACGCGGCGACCGCCACGTTCAACGATGTGCTGGCGCCGATCACGGTGACGAACGCCGGCGCCATCACCGAGCGTTGGGCGATCCAGTTCACCAACACCACGGCGTTCCAGGTCATCGGCGAGCACGTCGGCGTGATCGCCACTGGCACCACCGCCAACGATCTCGCGCCGACCAACCCGGCGACCGGCAAACCCTACTTCACGCTGCGCGCGCTGGGCTGGGGCTCGGGCTGGGCGGCCGGCAACGTGCTGCGGTTCAACACCATTGGTGCGCTGTTCCCGGTGTGGGTCGTGCGCACGATCCAGCAGGGCCCGGAAACCGTGACCCGCGATGCCTTCACCCTGCTGGTGCGCGGCGACGTGGATCGCCCGTGACCAGCCACCCACTTCGAGGACTCTGACTTGTGAGCAACAAGGTCAAATGGATGCACAGCGGCATGACGGGCGCGCCGGTGCTGACCAACAACTGGGGCAGTCTGACCGCGCTGCTCGATGCGCTGCTCGTCAACGGCTTTCACCTGAAGCCGGTGTCGGCGCTGACCCGGGAAGGCGACATCGCGACTGCTGTCGTCGGTTCGGCGCATGGCTACCTGGTCGATCAAGTGGTCCGCATCGAGGGTGCGGAGGAACCCGAGTACAACGGCGAGTTCACCATCACCGCCACCACGCAAGACAGCATCCAGTTCGCCGTCGCTGGCTCACCCCAAACGCCAGCCACGACGGTGCTCGGTATCACCGCCAAGATCGCACCGCTCGGCTTCGAGATCGCCTTCACCGGCGAGAACAAGCGCGCCTATCGCAGCCCGAACCCGCTCTCGACCCGACCGTTCCTGCGGGTCGACGACAGCCTGCCCGACGGCTACACCACGACCTGGGCGAAGTTCGGTCGAGTCACGCTGGCCGAGGACATGGTCGACATCGAGACCTTCGTCGGTGCGCGCGCGCCGTTTGATCCGGCGGCGCCGACGCGCAATGAACTACCCTCGGGCAGCGGCACCTCCATGTACTCGGGCTGGTTCAAGTGGTACTTCGCCCGCAACAACACGGCGGAAACCTACGGTGACAATGGCCCCGGCGCCCGCAGTTGGGTGCTCGTCGGCGACGACCGCGGCTTCTTCCTGGCGTGCGCGTCCGGCTGGGGTGGTGATCGCCGCGTGCTCTACACGTTCACCGATTTCGACAGCTACAAGCCCGGCGACAACTACGCGTCGTTCCTGACCGCCTCCGATCGCTACCGCACGGCCAGCGAGTGGCCGAACAGCTACCCCAACCAGGACACGTACTCGACGCACTCGCTGGATACGACCGGCAAGATCTGCATGCGCGACTACACCCAGGTTGGCGGCAATGCGCGCCTTGGCCTGTTCTCGTTGAACGACGGCAACAACCAGAACGTCTCAGGGCGCTCGGGCAGCATTCCGTTCCCCAATGGTCCCGACTACGGCCTGATCCTGCACCCGATCTACCTGCGCGAGAGCACCGGTCATCTGCGCGGGATGCTGCCCGGGATGTACTGGATTCATCAAAACCAGCCCTACGCGCACCTGACGCTGATCGACCAGGTGCTCGGCTACCCCGGGCGCAAGTTCCTCATCGTCACCCTGGACTACGCCCACGAGGGCAATACCAGCGGCTTCGCGTTCGACATCACCGGGCCCTGGAGACCTTGAGTCGTGGCCTTTCCCCTGAACGAGGATTTCGTCGCTGGCATTCCCGCGGGATTTGCCAGCGCGGGTGGCGCGGGCGGCGTCACGCCGACTTGGAACGAGGCGGCACAGGCCGTCGATCTGGTGTTCTCGCAGGCGCAGAACTTCTGGCGCATCGATGCGGCCGAGGTCGTCGAGAACTTCTGGTTCGAGATCGATGCCGAAGTGATGGCCATCACCTACTCATCGGCCTGCTTCGGCTTCTGGCTCTGGACGGGCTCGGGAACGTATGAGGGCCACCGACTGATCGCGTGGCAGCAGCAGTGGCATCACAGCTTCTGGGATGCGGGCGGCAATCAGTACGAAATGACCGCCCATGCCGCAGCGCCGTGGGCCGTGACCGGCGCTCGCCGCACCATCCGGGTCGATGCCAAGCGGGGCAACGACGGCATCTGGCAATACCGGGTGAGCGACAACGACGGCATCGTGTGGGAAGGCTACAAGCGGCACTACGCGCGCTTCCGGCCATCAATCTACGGCTACGGCCTGACCCTGCGCGTGCATCGGGTGTCGGGTGGCATGCCAAGCGCTTTGCCGGACGCGCCGTCTCCCCATTACAGGGCGCTGCCGGCCGTCGTGGCGCGCACGCAGCCGGTACCGGACCTGGCCGGCTTACTGCGCTACTCGCACCGCGCCTTCCACCGCCTGGCCGGCACGCGCAACCACTACTACGCCGGCACCCACCAGATCACCGGCACGGTGAAGGAGAAGGGCGTTCCGGATGACCGACCCGTAGCGCGCCGCGTGCTGCTGTTCGACGAACGCACTTACGTCGTCGTAGGTGAGACCTGGAGCGATCCGGTCACCGGCGCCTACTGCTTCGACAAGATCAGCGTCGTGCCGCGCTACGTCGTGATTGCCTATGACTACAAGCACAACTTTCGTGCCGTCATCGCCGACAACCTGCGCGCTCAACCGATGCAGACGCCGACGTGATCGAGATCTCGAACGCGCTCAACGGCTACCGGCTGCAGGGCGTTATCACCTTTCTGGCACTCGGCACCGAACAGGCACGCGCCCACGTGTACGCGGGGGCGCGGCCGAGCTTCGGTGCGCCGCCGCAGGGCCCGCTGTTGGCCTCCATCGTTCTCGCCGAGCCGTTTGGCACCGTCGTCGACGGCGTGCTCGAAGTGGCCGCGACCAACGAAGCGCTGATCCTGACCACCGGCGAGGCGACGTGGGCGCGCATCGTCAACGGTCAGGGCGCGCTGGCCTGGGACTGCGACGCATCGGACCTCGAGGGTGCCGGCGAGCTGCGGTTGCCGACGACCACGCTGTACGCGGGCGGCTACACCCGCATCCTGACGGGACTGCTGGGGTGATCGCCGATGACGGCTGTCGATCTGCGCTTCGCCCATCCCCCGGGCAGCGTGCATCTGGTGCTGGGCGGCGATCTGGCCGGGGCGCCGCCACCCGTCGATGCGCAACTCGTCGGCGCACTGCCGGCATTGCGCTTCGAAGCGCTCGCCATCCCCAATGCATCGGCCACACTCGTCGGCACCTTCCCGGCGATGGAGATGCTGGTCGAGGCGCGCTATGCCTCGCGGACCGCGCGTCCGCTGGTGGGCAGCACCTACTCGACCTTGCAGCGCGGTCGCGGGTTCGAGCACGGTGCCGAGCTTCGAACGTCGTCGACTCAGCAGGCGCCCGTGCAAGCGCAAACCGGCTGGCAACCGGCGACAGGTCACGTTGCGGGTGTCGAGGCGCGTCGCAGGGCCAGGTTGGCGCGACTGCCGATCACAGCCACGGTGCGGTTCAACATCGCGTCGCCGACATCGCCGGGCGCCATCGGCGTCGCGCACAGTGATGCGCTGCAACTGCGCACAGCAGGACTGTTCGTCCATGCCAACGCGGTGCGCATGGATGGCCTGCAGCGGCGTCTGCACCATCAAGACGGTCTGCGGGATCGCCATCGGCCGACGACCTCGCGCTTTGGCGTCGCGGCACCGCTTCCGAGTCGACGCTTCTTCGAGGCGATCCAGATCGCGGTCGCGCTTCGGCGCTGGACGAAGGCCCGCTGGCAGAACGCCATGCGTCCACCGCCTGGCCGGCATTCGACGCGTCCCGACGACGGCGATCCGCCGCCCATCCGTTGCTACACCCCGAATCCCAACCTGCGCTTCGCAGCGCTGGCGGCCACGGATGGCCACCTGGTCTTCGTGTGCGAGAACCATCCCGGGCCTGGCCAGGATGCTCCTGTCGTCGTTCCGGTTCGGAGGGTTTACGTCGTGCTGAACCACGTGACCTTGCATCGATGGCCAGACGGGGCGCAGGTGCCGGTGATCTCGCTATCGCTGAGTCTCGACGTTGATTCCTGGGCATGGGGCTTCGAGGCCACTTTGCCCGGGATCGCCGAAACGCTGGTCGCGCCCGAAGATGGCGCCTCGCCGGTGGAACTGGTGGCGCACGTCAACGGCACCAACTTCCGCGTGCTCGCCGAAAACCTGAGTCGCGAGCGCAGCTTCGGCGACACCAGCCTGCGACTCTCCGGCCGGGGCCGTTCCGCGGTCCTGTCGGCGCCTTATGCCCCCGTCGTGAACTTCGCCAATGCCGACCCGCGTACCGCGCGGCAGCTGATGGACGATGTGCTGACGATCAACGGCGTGCCACTCGGCTGGGCCATCGACTGGGGCCTGACCGACTGGAACGTGCCGGCAGGCGTGTTCACTCAGCAAGGCACCTGGATCGATGCGCTGGCCGCCATTGCTGGTGCTGCCGGTGGCTACCTGTTGCCGCATCCATCCGATGCGACGATGCGCGTGCGTCATCGCTACCCGGTAGCGCCGTGGGACTGGCATGCCGTCACACCTGATCTGATTCTTCCCGTCGACGCGGTCTCGCGCGAATCGCTGCACTGGCTGGAGAAGCCGGCCTACAACCGGGTGTTCGTGTCTGGCCAGAGTGCCGGTGTGTTGGGCCAAGTGACGCGCACTGGCACGGCAGGCAACCGAGTCGCACCGATGGTCGTCGATGCGCTGATCACCGAAGCCGTGGCGGCGCGCCAGCGTGGTACGGCGATCCTGGCCGACACCGGCCAGCAGTTCGAAGTGGGCCTGCGCCTGCCGGTGCTGCCCGAGACCGGCATCGTGGAGCCGGGCACGTTCGTCGAGTACCAGGACGGCCGCGTCGCGCGGCTCGGGATCGTGCGCTCCACGCGCATCGAAGCCGGCTTCCCCGAGGTCTGGCAAACACTGGGCGTCGAGTGCCATGCATAACCTCTACCGACAGTTCCGGCAGCTGTTGCCCGAGCCACCGCTGCAAGCCGGCATCGTGATCGAGGCGGGCGCAAACCGCGTCGTGATCGCCTTGCCGGGTGGTGGCCTGATCCATGCCCGCGGCGAAGCCACGCTCGGCCAAACCGTGTTCGTGCGCAATGGCGTCATCGAAGGCGAGGCGCCGTCATTGCCCCTCGAAGTGATCGACATCTAACCCGCGCCCATTCAACCGCTACACCCCTGAAACCCGCTCCGGCTCGCGCTGGGCGGGTTTCGTCATTTCTGGAGACCGACGATGACCGAAGAAACCGATGCACCGACCAACGACTCGACCCTGCTGCTGCGCCATGAGGACTTCAACGAACTGCTGAACCGCGCGGCCGAACGCGGCGCCGAGCGTTGCCTTGCGCACCTCGGCCTGGAGAACGGCCACGCCGCGCGCGACATCCGCGAACTGCGCGACCTGCTCGAAGCATGGCGCGACGCGCGCCGCACCGCCTGGCAGACCACGATCAAGGTCGTGACCACCGGCATCCTGGCCGCGCTGCTGGTCGCCGCCGCCATCAAGTTGAAGCTGATGGGAGGCGCGCAATGACCGCACCGCCGAAGTTCTGTCTGCTCGACGACTGGCGCCGCGTGTTGCGTCGTGCGTGGAGCATCCGGCTTTCCCTGCTGGCAGCCGCCTTCACAGCGGCGGAAGTGGTGGTGCCGCTGTTCGGTGACGTTCTGCCGCGTGGTGCGTTCGTGCTGCTGGCCTTTGCCGCCAGCATCGGCGCCACCATTGCTCGCATCGTGGCGCAGCCGGAGATGCGCCGATGACCCCGGCCCCTTCACCGGTGATGCGTCGGGCGGTTGCCGGATTGACGCTGTCCGCCGCCGCCCTGGTCGGCATCGTGCTGCACGAGGGCTACACCGACCAGGCAGTGATTCCGGCCAAGGGTGATGTGCCGACGATCGGCTTCGGCACCACCGCCGGGGTGAAAATCGGCGACACCACCACGCCACCGAAGGCTTTGGCTCGCGCACTCGCCGATGTGCAGCAGTTCGAGGGTGCGCTCAAGCAATGCGTGACCGTGCCCCTGGCCCAGCACGAGTACGACGCCTTTGTGAGCTTCTCCTACAACGTCGGCAGCCGTGCGTTCTGCCAGTCCACTCTGGTCAGGAAGCTCAACGCCGAGGACTACGCCGGGGCCTGCGCCGAGCTGCTGCGCTGGCGCTTCTTCCAGGGCAAGGACTGCGCGCTGCCCGCCAACGCGCGCCTGTGCGGTGGACTGGCCACGCGGCGCGAGGCCGAGTACCGGCAGTGCATTGGGGAAGGGTC